CGCTTCTTCTCCAAACTCATCATACAGCTTTTCAATGATGCCATAAAGCCGTTCAATGTCCCGCTGGGATATGCCGTCAAGATTATAATAACCGGTGCCAAACTTGGCTTCTTTTCGGAGTGCTGAACCCGCAGCAATCACACCGCGAAAAACTATCTGCGCCCGGCCATCAATCATTTTCGCAATCGGCAAACGATATCCTCGCGGGTCATCTTCTCGACCACGATACACGAATAAAAACGAATCAGCATAACGATCAAAATTATCTTCTTCAAGCAGCTTGTCAGCCTCCCGCTTTGTAAATCCCCAATCGGTTTCTTTGGGCGCTTTGTCTAAGCCTTCATATCCAAAAAGCAAATGTCGCTTTTCTTCGTCCTCGCCTCGTGTGCTCAGCGGGTGTTCTTCTGGTAGCAAATCCGTGTCATATGGCTTTCGACGGAACTTGAGATTGCGCAGTGCATAAAGCAGACCATTCACGCGACCCATCGCCCACTGTTCGGCACTTCCAACCGCGGGTCTGACGCTTTGCGGCGAGGTTTCGTAGGCGCCGATCCCTCTTAAAAATGACACCGCCAAAATAAATTCGTCGGTCTGCTTTCGTGGGTCATCGCCAACGGCTTCTTCATGGTCAGCTACTTTTTTTTTAAGTGCTTTTTGTGTGCTTTCGTTCAAGCTGTTGAACGCCTCGCGGCGGTTTTCGTAGGTGCTTAAATCCTGTCGGGTTTCGATGCTGTAAATCCGAGCGAGATAAGATCGCGCGTCTTCGGCGGTTTCGTCCTCATAATCAGCAATCGGTTCTTCGATGTCTTCAGGGTATTCAAGGCCTTCGTATTTGTACGCCGCACGCGGTGAAACGCCGTTCAAGATGTGCATTGACACGCGGTTAAGCTGCTCGGTGCGTGTTTCCTGTAAAGCTTCAACGCCTGAATAATCGTGTTCAAAGACAAGATCATCTTCCCACTTTTGCGCGATGGCACTGAACAAGATTGAAAGCCGCTTGCCCCGCTTGACTTGGACAGTCCAGTAATTCTTCGCTTGCTGTCGACTAGTCGCAAAATTTGCAGCTGGCATACCGAGTACTGAAGGCGGAACACCTGTGACGGCTGAAATGCTTTCCCGCGCCATTTTCCGCGCTTCGACATATTCCATTTCACGCGGTGAAAGTTGAAGGGGTTCAACTTCGGCAAGACCGGAAAGAACCATTGCACCGCCGCCGGCTGAAAGCTTTTTGTATTCCTGCGCAATTTCTCGGCGGATCTCCGGCCCCCAAATATCAGCCGGATCTTTTGGCGAGATCAGCAAATCGGGACGGGCTTTGGCGCTGGCGTCACTGACTAAGTTTTGACTGTTGATGTCGGCGGTTAGTTCTCTGGATAGCGGTTCAATCGCACCGGTGCCAAGCAATTCTTCGGGGCCACTTTTCCACGAAGCCAAACGGCCGTGAACGATGCGCTCTGGTGGATATGCGATGACCTGACCGCCGCTGTTATATAGATAGGCTTGTATTCCTGTTTGGTTTGTCGAGATCCGCACGTTTTCGGGGTGCAATCGGACGATAGATGTGGGTTTATCTGTTTGTCCAAGAAGCAAAATGAAACAGTTTCCGGTCAAGATCAGATCAGTGCACAGCTGCTCACGAAATAAAAACCCGTCGACATTTGATGACGGCTGATTAAGCAGATCGATCACGGGGTGTTCTTCAACCAGCACGCGGTCTTTGCCTTTGAGCAGGCGAAGCGGCAGCGCTGCAAGGTCTTGCGAGGCGCGAGAAACAGCCGCATAGGTATAACCGTGACCCGCATAAGCTGACATGGCGTCTTCTGGGTTATAAGTGGGCCTGACGCCGTACGGTTGCGCATAGGTTGCGCCGTGGTCTAGTTCGCGCGGCTTGGTTTGGACTTTGGCCAATTGTTTCTGTTCTGGTGCTGAGAACCAATTAACAATGCGGAACCAAAGCCCGCTTTCCGTAGTATCAGACATATTCACCCCTTTATAGGGTATATATCAATTTTTATGTGGTTCCGTTCAGATTTTTTATTGTCACGCTTGGCGCCGTACCATTTATGAGCCATCAAGCCGACAACCTGACTATCATCTTTCAAGAGCTTGCAATCTTGCAGCGTATCCATAATTGATTTCACGAGGTTATCTAAATCGGGTCTGCTTCCTTTAAGCATTCGTTCAGCTGGGTCTTTTTTTCGCATATAGCACATTGGCCGCTGATACACAAAAGACATCACAACAAATACAGGTTCAGTGATGTTTCGTATCTTGCACTGGTTGCGTATCTGCATTTTCACGCTGTTCTTCCACTGCAAGTATGTATTTGGCATATACGCAAACCGCCCAGCGACACGCGGCCGCGGGCAAGCCATTGGCTTGAGTTCTAATGTGAGTGATATGCACTCGCCTTTAAGCTTGATCACGATGCACCTCATAAAAAGCTTCAATTGCGTAAAGATGGGTCAAGTTTGGATAATCATTATCACCTGCGTGAGTAGTGCAATTTTCCATAAGATATTCTTTAAAGTCATCTACAAAGATGAGTGCATATTCTATTGCATTGCGATCGATGCTCGCATATCTTTCGAATTGTTCTTTGATAAGTGGTTTTTTATTGATGAACCATTGTTTAAACCATTTTGGATCTTTAATATCCGGCGCTTCTTTATGACATGCCTTGCAAAGCAGAACAAGATTTGAAGCATCATCAGAACCGCCCAAAGACTTTGGTATCATATGACATCTTTCAAGGAATTTAGCTTTATTAAAATTCTTTGAAGAAGAAGCCGATTGTGATTTTTTGGCACAAGCGAAGCATTCAGGTACATCAAATTCGACTGATAAAAGCTTTGATAAAAATGCATCTTCTTTGATCTTCTCATATGGCATGGTATGCACTTTTCGCATCCAATAATTTGCGATGGCGCTTTTGTTTGGTATTGTCATTTGTTCTCCTTGTTTATTTTCGGCCTTGTATCCGGCTTAGGGTCATGCAAATGTATCTAAGCGCGTCCAGCCCGTGATCGTTTGCCTTTACAGGAATGTCTTTTTTCTGATCAGCCTTCCAGCGATAAGCTCGCATTTCTTTGATCAGCTGGCGGCAGTTGCTGTGAATATACATAGCGGGATAGCCTTCCACATCAATCATAAGATATCTTTTGACATGCTGTATTCCTTCAATGACGCCGAGGTGTTTGGGCGCTGGCTTGGTTGGAATGTCGCAATATCGCGCAAGTGTCAAGCGGCCGTCTTTGCTTTCGGGGTCGGCACTTGTCCACGCCACTCGCGGATCTTTCTTTGAAAGTGCATAGACCATGTTTCCGTTTTCCTGCGTGGTGACCTCGGTTTTATAGTATTCTCGGTAAACATGCAGCGTGTCTGTGTCTAAATCATGAGCGACCCAAATGCACGCGAACGGGTTTCTGGTGCCGAAATCGATCCCCCGATAACGCGGCCAGTCTTCCGGCAGCTTGCGCGGTTCAATGACATGCACATCACGCCTGAATTCAGAATAGACAAGGCCAGTCTGAAGCGTGAAGGCGCCGAATAATCGGCTTTGCTGGCTTGCTTCTGATAGGTGTTTTGTCGCCTGTCGAAGCTTGACCGATGACACAAACGGATTATCAAGCCCGCTGATCTGGACATAGTCGAACCCGTCTATCTGAGTTTCGATGAAGGTATCATGAACCCAAGTCATGCCTTTTAAGGGCGTCATGGTCAGCAGCAATCGCCCGCCGTAAGGGGTATCGGCACACCGCAGCATGAGTTCTTCGAAGATGTCTTGCGGGTGTTCTTCGTCCAGCCAAGCCAATGAGATCGCCCGCAGCCCTCGGCCTCCCATACCTTGGTACTTTTCGCGGCCACTGTCAGCCGACATCGCAATAATCCGCCCGCCGTTCGGAAGGGTCGCAACCGCTCGGCCGGCCCCTTTCCAGTTTCTGAATGTGGTGCCGACTGGCAAGTATTTCATTATCTTCGGCCGGATGTATTCGGCGCTGTCCGCATAGCTGAGCCCCGATGAAATCACCGTTGACGGCTGCGGCGGCAGCAAGTCCAGCGGGATCCCGTTCAACTTGGCCCATTGTTCAACCCACCATTCACCGCGCCCAGCTGCAAACGCCACCGCCAATTGTGCGCCGATTTCTGTTTTGCCCGCTCTGTTTCCACCGGCGACCAGATAGGCGAGCTTCGGAAAGGACAGCGGTATTTCAATCTGAGAAGAACGCGGCTCTGTGATATCGCACGCATCACAGCGCCAGATCCCAGCGTTCAGCCGCTTCATCGGTTTACCGCAACCGCGCGCCCGCTCGGACTGCGAGCCTTTTCCGTCAAAGCGGTGACAGTACGGCCGCCAAAGCCGAGACAGCGCAAGCGGATATTGCTTTTGTATCCGGCCAAGCGTATTGACGGCGGCGACCAGATCAGTTTTCATTCTTCTTGTCTTCGATCAGCGCGCGTTCTGCTCTGGCGATGGTGCGCAATTCAATGAACAGCATATTGCGGGCGGTGCATGTCACGCGACCGAACTTGTTCAGGCAGAAGGCACCGGCTATATCTCTGATCTCGTTATCATTTGGGATTGTTCGGCCGTCCAGCCAATCACGAACCTCCCAGCGTGTCGAACCGCTGGCGATTGTCAGCGAGCGTTCTGTAAGAGTAAACCCGCAATCCCTCATGAGTTTGCGCAGAGCGGTCTTAAAAGTCTTCGGTCTGTTTTTGCGTGTCCAGTTCCACGTTTTATCGTTCGTCATTCTTCATCCAAGTCGATAACGGGGCCAGTGATAACTTCCTGAAGTGCATGCTCTCTGACCTGTTCAATCAGCGTGGTGACTTCGGCGTTTTGCACATCGACGGTGATATCAATAGTCGGCCGGTCGCCTTCTTTGATGTAACCATGACGCCGTTCAAGCATCCAAGCGGCCGCCGTCCAGTTTCCTTCTTTGGCAGCTTGTGCAATGCTTGCAAGGTTTCGCACAGCGTTCATCGCCTCGGCATTCTTCACGGCTGCATAAAAGTCCTCGTAAATATCGCCGTTTCTATCTCGTCCACTTGCCAACCACTTGAAAAGGGTTCGCTGCCCAATCCCCGCATAACTGGCCGCAATGTCATAAGTGCATCCAAGCAGCACGGCTTCGCAAACCTTGCGCTGAACCTCGGCGGTCAAGCGGGTTGGTCGGCCGTGCTTTTTCTTTGGTGTCTGCTTCTTCTTAGGCATCTTCGATAATCGATCTTAGAGCGTGGATGATAACTGACGAGCGCGTGACGCTGTTGTGGCGGGCTAAGTTCTCGACTTTGTCCAGCAGCTCTTTCTCGATGCGCACACAAATAACCTGTGAGTTTCCTTGCTGGTGACCGTACGCCGGCCCCTGTTTTATGGGTTCAATTACCTTGTTTTTCATTTTTCACCTCGTAATATGTATAACATTTAAATCTATAAAAATCTAGCATGATTTCCGATTATGGCTTTTCGGAACTGCTTGCGCTGGGCTTCAATGCCGGCTTCTTTCATCTTCTGGCGGCGCTCGGCCATGACCTCGCCGATTTCATCGAACGACATTCCGGCGAACGGTGACGGATCAACGCCCGCGGGGTATTCATCGCGCCCGCTGTGCTGGCTGTATGTGGTGACATACCATTCAAGGATTTCAATCGAATGCGGATCGTCGCCACGATACCCCAAGCATTTGTATCCTTTGGGCGAGCGCAACCGGTCCAAAAACTGATTGTAGTTGTCCGCTTTGGTATTCAGAGCGCCTCGCGAACAGGTGCACCGTGCGACCCATTCTCGTTTAAGGATTTTATCTTCATCGATGCGCATGATGATATAAAGAAGACGAGTACCATTTTCGCACAGATTGCAGCTGGCCGCCTGAATTGCTTGGCGCACCTGTGCGGCGCCTAATTTCTTCACCAGAAAGGCTTTGAAATCGCCGAAGGGTGGCGTGCGCTTGTCTGTGCTGTCTGTGATGTACTGCATTGCCGCGCGGTGAACAAGGCTCTCGTCATAGTTCTGGAAGCTCGCATAAAGCAAGCCGGCGAAGCTATCGAACCATTGCTGATGCCACTGCGGATCTTTGTTCCAGTTCATTCCAAAGTGGAGCGCGATATTTTCTGCTGTCTGATATGTAAGTTGGGTCATTTAATCTATCCTCGGTACCATAAAAAATGGATTTGGTTCTTTCTTATTTTCTTTCTTATTTTCTTTTTCTTTATTGGTGATACTCTGCTTACCACCCCCTCTAGTAACTACAGTATCACCCCCCCTAGTAACTAGAGTATCAGGGGGGGTAACTACAGTATCACCCCTCTTCGGTAATTTGAAACGGGCGGTTTGGTTGACGGGATCGAAGCCATCGCGGACAATTAAACCCTTTTCGAGTAGCTTGTTCTTGGCCTTGCGAACGCTGACAACAGATAGACCGGTCAGGCTTGCTATCGTGGCGTGACTTGGATACGCAACACCACCAGAACCCATAAACATCTTGAGGGTGTAATAGACCGCGCTTTCGGCTGACATGTGAAGCGCGGTCATTTCTTCTCTGGTGATCTTAGTCCAGCGATACACTTTCAAATCCTGCGGTGCCTAGATAATGATGACAAGCATAGAACTGAGAGAACTGGCGCAGCGTGTCCAGCTGGCGCGCGTAATCTTCTTCAGCGCGGCGCATCAGAATTTTATCCATTTCGCTTTGGCTTTGATAATAGTTGAACTGGCGCTGGCGTATCTTATCAAGCCCTTCTTCGGCTACATCAGCCCACATCCAGTAATATTTTATCAGGTCATCGACATTGTCAATGCCGAGCGCGTGAGGGTGGGTGACTGAAAGTACAATCTGTAGGGTTTCGGTATCAGCATCTTTGAGCTGGTGCATGACATCTTGGAAGCAGTGAAACATTATGCCTCCTTAGACATTGAGCGAATATATTCCATCGCTTCAGGTTGACTTAAATTCTTTTCAAGCATGATTTCAACACATTCTTCGATACACTTTATATCCAAAAGTAGATTTTCAACTTGCTTGTCGATCAGCTTTCTTTTGGTAAGTAAATCTTTTATTTTTCGTTGTGTTGAGGGTTCTAGATTATTTTTGTCACTCATTTTATTATCCTTGTTTGGGTGGTTGGTGCCAGCCCCCGAAGGGGCCGGACTTGGTTGGTTGTTTCTAGTGAATGTCTAGGTTGTTTTCGTTCATCAACTGGATGAATTTGTTGACCTTCTTCTGGGCTCGTTTTCCGATGTGCATATTGTCATGGATACGCTCCCAGTCAAGCCAGTGCTCGCGGTTATCCCAGATATTTAGCTCGACATCATTGATGAATTCATCGTCTTCGTCTTTTGCCATCCAATCAAGCTCTTGGATAAATGCGACGGCTTCAGCGATGCCATCATCACTGAGTTCGAAATGCCACAGTTCTTCGCCTTGGTCCAGTCGGACTTTGATTTCATATGTATATCGCGGCGTGCGCTTGACTTTGGGCTTGGGCTTTGGCTTGGGTTTTGCAGCTGCTTTGAAATGTTTGCAGTAAGTGCTTGGCTTGCTTGGGTCATTCATGGCCCAGCATTCAAAGCAAAGATAACAGATGTTGCTCATTTTGTTTTTTTCCTTGTTTGTTTGTTTTATACCTTGATGGTATGTAATACATATAACATTAAATGTATTACATACGCAACAAAATAATTATTTATTTTCATATTTGAGAACAGCACCGGCCAGCGCGATCAAGTGCTTGCAAATCTTATTTCCAAAATGGAAATCATGACAAGTGCAATAAGCGTTTGCAGCTGTAAAGATTGGAC